GGCGCTCGATCTCCCGCGCAATCTCCTCAGGCACGGCGAAGCCACCCGCCGAACCTGTGCCGATCGTGATGTCCTTCGCCTCCAGCATTTTCCGTTGCATATCGTACATCTGCTGCTCGTGCAATGGCGACTGGCCCTTGTTGCGGATCCAGTCCACGAACGTCCGCTTGTATTCGTCTTGGCGCTTCGCGGACGCGGTCTTGCCTGGCGAGTGGGCCCGCGACTCCAGGTCTTCGATCCGTTCCCGGTTCAGGTTCTGCTCGACCTCCAGGGCCTTCTTGAGCTCGGAGAACTTGGCCACGTCCTGCTCGATCCTCACGAGCTTCGTATCAAGCTCCTTTCCCTTTGCCTCGTCCCCCTTCCTCAGAGCCTCCAGGCGCTCGTCATTGGTCGTCTTGAAGAGCTCGAACGCCTCAGCCTGCTTATCGATCGCCGACTTGATCTCCTGGAACGTTGGTGCTGACACTGTTAATCCCTCCGAAGAGCCTCACGCACATAGGATGCGGTGCCCCTCTCGATGAGTGCGACCAGTTGCCCCATGTCCTCATCCGGCACAACCTCATCACGAGGTCTGCTGTTCGGTGCCTCAGCATCACGCTGAAGCCAGCGCTTGAAGACCGAGATCGCCTTCAGGCGATCCGCGCGCGACACCCCTCGATCACCGAGGGCGTCTTCAAGGTCGCGCAGCTCCTCCACCGTCAACGCCTTGACCGCCGTGACCCTCGCCTTGGGGTTGGCGGGAAAGGTCACGATGGAGACCTCCCACAGGTCCAGATCGGTCAACGTCCGATCCGGCTCGGTCGGTTTGGTGCCCTGAATAAACTGCCTCACCTTAAACCCGATCGACAGCCCGTCCAGCACGCCCGACTTCAACCCTTCGTAGATGTATTGCCCCTTCTCGGTGTTGATGGCGAAGAGCTTCCCGTCGACCTTCAGCCCACGCGTGTTCTCCTGCATGTCCACCCACTGACCGACCGGCAGCATGTCCTCGGCCCCGCCACCGAAGAAACCGCCACCGTGCTGCAGCAGCATCGGGGGCCACTTGCCCCTTTCCTTCTTCCACTCCTTGAGCGTGCTCGTGAACGCGCCCTCCTGGATCAGGTCACCGAGGTTGTCCTGGTTACCGAAGATGGCGCCGTACCCAGAGAACGCCCCTGGTTCTTCCATGAGCTTCGTCTCGAGCAACCGCACCTCTCGATACTCGACGGGCGACGTCTGCATCGCCTAGTCCTCCACCAGCACCGGGGCTGGCGCGGGCCGGCCATTGTCCTCGGCGGGCGGCGTGGCCTGGGCAGGCTCGGTCCCCTGGCCGGACGGTCCCTCGTCCCAGTACTCATCCCCGCCTGGATCCGTCCGTGGGTTCTTCCCCTCCTGCTCACGCCACTCATTCGGGTTGATGACCCCGTTGTTGCGTTGAATCTGCAGTCCCTCCTGCCGCGTCCTGAAATCCGCCCGCAGGGTGGCGTCGAAGTTGAACCGGATGATGATGCCACCGGCCCGATCGTCATCGGTCAGCAGGTCACGCTCCATCGCCGCCTCGAAGATCCGCCCGTAGGGCAGGACGCAGTTGATGTCGAAGTCCAGGCTCTGCTGCTCCACGTTGTTGAAGGTGGCCCGCTCGAGGTCGCCCACGTGGTGCGGCGGCACCCCCAGGCCGCCGGCGATCACGGTGCGCTGGTACTTGCGCGTCTGCAGAAACTGCGCCTTATCGTTGTCCATCGGGATCGGATCCTTCGCATCGATCCCCCGCGGCAGCAGCATGGCGCGAAACCGGCCCTTGCCACGGTAGGCCGCCTGGAACTCGTCGATGAACCGCTGCCGGTCCTCGTCGGTCTTGTGCCCCGCGGAACCCTGCAGGTAGGTGAACATGATCAACGGCATCGCCCCGTTCCCGAAGAAGGATCCCCCGAACTTCTCCGCCGCGATCTCCAGCGCGATGGACTCCCGCAGGTTCATGATCGGCGAATCCCCCATGAAACCGCTCCGTCCGACCCCGCGGGCGTGGTGGATCTGCCTGCTGGTGTAGGTCCGCTGCCCCTGGCTGCTGCTGGTCACCCGATACCGCAGGCTCAGGTCGTCCAGCTGCTCCACCGTCACCGCCGAGGGTGGCAGCGACTCCAGGCGGCGGATCGGCCCGGTGTCGCCCCGTCCCTTGAAGGCGTAGAAGTTCCCGTACCGGATGAGCCACGACGTCGCGTCCAGCCAGTAGCTCACCCGGTCTTGGTACTCGTTTGGCCGTGATAGCAGCCTCGCTACCGGGTGGGTGGGCAGAAGCTCCTTGGTCTCTCGGCCTTTGCTCCTGCCCTTCTGGTACACGTGTACGGGCAGGCTCGAGATGCGGTTGGAGATGGTCCGCACCACGGCGACCACCGTGGGCGACAGCAGCGCCGTCTCCGGTGTGACCGAGACGCCCGACATGGTGTCGTAGATCGCCTCCAGGTTGCGGATCAGCTGGTCAAGCGTCAGCACCTGCTGCTTCGCTTCGATGCCAGCCCAGTTGATGTCGAACCCCAAGATCCTCACAGCGTCACCAGCCGATCGGTGACGTAGCCGAGGTTGTTCTCCAGCAGCGAGGTCGCCACAGATGTCGCCATCGCCAGCGCCACCATCCCGTCGATCCGGCCACGGCTGCGCTTTTTGTCCAGCTTGCGGCCGCCCGCTTCGTCGGATCTCACCACGCTGTTCGCGGCGCACATCGTCAGCACTGGGTGATTCCCGTGCCGCATCTTCCCGTTGAGCAAAATGGTCTCGAGCTCGCGCAGCGCCGGCGACATATCCTTGAAACCCTGACCGAACTCCACGAACAGCTCCGTGATCTGGTCCTCAGAGAGGCCGGCCTTGATCAACCAGGGCTTGAGGTGCTTCATGTTCCAGCGGTCGAAGCCGATCTTGCGGATCGGCACGCTCACGAGGAGGTCGGCCATGTAGCGCGCCACATACTCGTACTCCACGGAATTCCCGGGCGTCGTGGTCAGAAAACCACGTCGGTGCCACACGTCATACGGCACCTTGTCCAGCCTCGCGCGCTCCGCGAGGCCCTCAGCCGGGATCCAGAAGGTAGGCATCACGTGGAGTTCGCCTTCGACGAAGGCGACGAGGACCAGCGCCGTCAGGTCAGTCGTGGTCGAGAGATCCAACCCCCCGTAGACCATCTCCAGACCGGAAAAGTCAGGCACGGGCTGGCTCCCGTTGCGGTTCCACACGCTCTTTGAGATGAATGGGGTCGAGGCATCGACGCGTTGGTTCAGGGTGAAGTTGCGGTAGAGGGCTTCCTGCGACGGCATGCTCCGTGCGCGGCTGGCCTGTTCGAATACCTCCTCCGCATTCAGGAAGTCCCCGAAGGCGGGGTTGGCCTGACGGATCGCTTCTTCCGAGAAGGGGTCCAATGCAGGGTCAGCCGTGTACAGGCTCACCACGGTCCGAGGGTTGTTGCCGGTCAGCGCCTCATCGATGAGGACGGACAGTAGATCGCTGTCGTTGGCCGCCTGTGTGGAGATGATGATCGAGAGCGGGTTTCGATGCGCGCCCATCGCGTTTTCCACGGCGTTGAATAGCCTGGAGACGGGCCCGCGCACCTGGCCCAGTTCGTCGTGGACCGTAAAGATGGGCGACAGTCCGTGCGCCGTCGAGTCCTCCGCCGAGAGCGCTTTGTAGATCGTGCCGAGCTCGGGGCACAACAGCTCTTTCGCCGTCTCACGCACCTGGATGCAGGAATCGAGGGATGGCGACATGCGGACGATCTTTGCGGCAAGGGCAAAGAGGATGGCCGCCTGCTCCTTGGCGAGGGCCGTGCTGGGCAGCTGGGTGTTGGGCATCGCCTCGGGTCCGGCCAGGTGCAGCAGCACCAGGCACGCGGCCAAGGTGCTCTTCGCATTCTTCTTGGCAAAGGAGATGATGGCCAGACGGGTGCCATGCGGGTTGTCGTATATCTTCCGGATCTCGGCCTTCTGAAACTCCCTGAGCTTCATTGGATGCCCCACATAGATCCCTTCTGGTACAAAGCAGTGGCGCTCGATCCAGTCAATGTTGCGCTCGGCCCTGGTTCTAGTCTTCTTGCCACGGCCGTTGCGCGATGACGTTACCCGTTTTCCTCTTCTTGTCATATCGGCTCTGCTGAGTCAGGCGCATCCGCGTGGCGTGCATCGAGACCGAGCGTCCCTCCTTGTCATGCATTCGGAGGAGCTGTTCATATTGGTCCACGTCGAAGCGTTTTTTGGCTGCCATCTGCGCGATCAATTGACCGATCCGACGCGCCTCGATGATGTGGCGGCAGTATTGGGCCAGCACCCCGTGCATCTCCCGCGGGAACCAGTCGGCCGGCATCCTGTCCACTACCAGCTGCCACTCTGTCGCCTGTTCCTTCGTCAAATCTGCTGGCGGCTTGGGCCGCTTAGCTGGCCGCACATCATGCGGCAGGATCACGCTCAGCGCTGCCAGACTTTTCCGCCCACGTCTCTCCACAGCGCCCTCACACGATCTGCCCAAAAGAGAAGGGCCGCAACCGCCGTCCGGACGGTTACGGCCTCTTCTCCTCGGCCTACAAGTAGCCGCTGCCAGGGATCAGCTAGCAGCTGGGCTTCCACGAATCTCTAACAAACAATACAATTAACTGCGCGCTTTCTCGAATAAAGATGAAGCCCGATCCGAATTACCTCATGTTTTTAATCTGCAACCCCGTGAAAACGGGCCATTTAGCATGACTTAGC